CCGCCTGCAGTACGTGTGCCTTCATTAATACCAATAGCTACAATGAAAGGATCGTTACTAGTTGGTGTACCATTAATGTTTCTAAATGATGAGCGTAGATTGCCACCATCATTAAAAGAACCACGTGCTTGTCTCAATGCACGAAGCTTTTGCTGAGGACCAGCGATAGCATTATAAAGGTCTTTACGTAATTCAGGTGATAGTTCAGCGTTTACATCATTAGTAATTTGAGGTGGTTGTATTTCAACCAAGTTAAGAGCACGTAGTTGTCTGTTAATAATAGTAAAAGGATCAGTGCCGTTACCCATACCAGCCACAGCTAGTACATCAGTAGGTATTACAAAACCAGGTTTACCATAGTTTTGAAGGATTGCTGCACCCTCTTCTGCAGTTAAAATGCTTCCAGGGGTGTCAAGAGTTTTCTCCATCCCATCTTTGGCAATAGCATCAACAAGTGCTTTGTAATTACGTTTTGATTGCTCAACTGCTGAAACAGCACCAGTGTTTAAGTTAGGGAAGTCAGCAGCACCACCAGGTTTAGAAGGTTTACGATGCCATTTACTATTAGGGTCTCTAGCACCAGCAGTTACTTCAGCTGATAATTGTTGAGCAACTGTATTAGCAGCAGTGTTAAAATCAGCCCCACCTGCAACAGCTTGGTCTACCCTACGACGGTATTCAGCACGCATTTCTTGCTGTAAGAAAACACTAGCTGGTGTGTTTGGTTTTTGACTACCAAAAGATGTTACACCATTTGCAACAGTTTTAAATGCGTCAGATTGATCTTTAAAAATACCCTGCTTGTACTTACGTTCCTGAGCAGCAAAACGTGTTGCTAAATCCCGTCCTGCATTAGAGTCAAGATAAGACAAAGCATCTACATCTTCTTGACGGATAAATCCATCAGGAATAGACTCAATGGTTTCAATTTGTTTTGCCTTTGCTCTTGCTTCAAGTGTATAGCTAGTTTGGTATTTTAAAACACTTTGAGGAACTTTTCCGTAAGTATCAATAAAGAATTGAACAGCTTCATCAACTACAGCTTTACTACTATTTTCAGTGAATTTAGCAAGAGCATTCTGTTCAGCTTCTTGATAAGCAACTCTATCAGCAGCAGCTTGGGCATTCCTTTGTTGCGTGTCAGCGTCAGCTCTAGCAGCTTGCATGGCTGCGAATCTAGCTGGCCATTCCTCTGCAAAACTTTTATTACTTTTATCTTTAATAATTGGCTGTGCTAATTGCTCCATGGTAAACAAAAAGTTACCATCAGGGCTACGCATAGTAGCCAAACTTTCATAAGTTTCTAATGCTACTTTATTACCAAAATCACTTTGCCAGGTGCGGTACGAAGAAACAATGTTATCGCTAAATTGCCCAGGGTTTTGGGTAAGAATGGTTTTACTATCATCATATCGTTGATCTGCTAGGTCGAGTGCCTCTTTAGTATCTGCTTTAGTTTGAACACTTTGGTGTAGTTTTTGTACCGCTTCATTACCAGCCCGGAGCAGCGCAGGGTTTAAATTAACAAGAAGCTTACCGTTTACAGCATTATCTGGATTTACTAAAAACTCACGACGAAATTTTGTCAGGAACTGTGAAGTTTCTGTACCACCCATGCCAGGATTTTCGGCAAGTGCTTTTTGTAGTTGACGTTCGTAAACTTCAGTTAACATATAAACACCACGACCTTGCTCAAGACCAAGACGTGTGCCGCTGCTCATTGACTTCAAACGTGAAGCTGTTAACTGGTCGATCTTACCTTCTGCAACAGCAGCATCAATCAAACCGCGACGTTCTTCTTCAGTAGCTTGTAGATTAGCTTCACCTTGAATCTGTGCAACAATGTCGTTGTAAGTACCTTGAGAACCTAGTTCAAAAGCTCGAAGACGGTCTTCTTCAAACCGTGCTTCATCCATTTTTTGAAGCTGACTAAGTGCAGTTTTACTAAAGTCAGCAACACTTTTAAAGATTTGAGCAGAAGCTTGTTGATTAGCTTCTAGTTGTTTTAGTTTTTGTTGTGATTCTAGCTGCAGCTGTTGACGTTCAGTTGCAGCATTTTGGGTGAGGATACGTAAGTTACGTTCACGTTCAGAAGACTCTAGACGTTGGTTTTCTACACGTGCACGTTGTTGTCGTTCGCGTTCTGCGATGTCTGCATTACGGGCATCACGCATACCATTAGCAACACGCTGGCTTTCAGCACGCATGTTAGCGATGTCTTTGTTGCTAACCTGAATAGGCTGGAAACCAGTTGACCGCGCAGACTTTTTAAATTGTGTTTGTTTAGCCATTAGCCTCCAATTTTATTAAACTTAGACCAGTCAAATTCCATAGCAGTTTTAGCAGCACTAGCAATACCACTAACAAGAGGAGCAGTGGTACTTTGCATAACAGGTTTAGCCACAGGTGCAGCAGAGATAGGCATAGGTGCAGCAAACATACGCTCTGGAGTTATAGCAGGTTTAGCCATTCCAGGCATTGCTTCAGGTTTAATCATCATGCTAGCCTTTGCTTGTAGGTCTGCACCATACTTAGCCATAGAAATATTACGCATGTTGCGTTGGCTTTGCTCAACAGAACTAGACAAACTAGCATCCATAATAGCAGCATTTCTACCAAGACTTGCAATCGTAGATTGTAGGGCTTTTTTAGAAGAGTTACCAGACTGCAACAAAGCAGCTTGACCTTCAGACTGCAAACGATCTACAAGATCACCTTGCCTGTTAAATGCATCTTCTTTGTAGATTTCATTTAATGCAGCTTGTTCAGCTTCACGTGCTTCTAACTCAGCTACACTATTGTAAGTAAGTTGATCAGCAGTGTTTTCTACAGACTTACCGTACTCTTTAATAGCTTGTAGGTATTCAAAGTCACGAATGCTTTCATTATACTGCCAAGACCTTACAGCATTAGCATATTCATACTTGCGGTTAACTTGGTAGTTAAGTTTCTCAATGCCAAATGAAACCTCTTGGTAAGCATTTTGAATTAATGCAGCATTATGTGCTTGAAGTTTCTGTGCTTCGTAATCTTTTTGGGCTCTATCATTTGCCTTCTTAGCAGCACTAGAACCCATAAAACCTTCAACCAGGCTGCTACCTACGTTAAATAGTAGACCAGCACCAGCCCAGGTAATGCTCATTTCAAGACCAGACTCAGCTAGTTGTTGGTCTAGTAGGTCCGGCCCTTTAGGATTAAATTCAAAATCGTTCATTAAGTTCTCCTATAGAAGCGTGGGGAGTAATTACCTTCCCACATCATCGACACCAACGATACTGGGTACGGAAAATTGCTTGTCACTTTAAGTTCAAAATTAGTATTACGTTGATGGATAGGAACCGTAAATGTCTTTTCAAGTAACACTGGATTAGTGTCACCGGCATATAGATCAGCTTCTGCTGTATGTTGAACAGGTTTCCATTCATTAGAACCTTCTGCTTTTATCTTAAACTGGACAGCACCAGTACGACCAATAGCAAATTTAGCTCTTGAAATAACCAATGTTGCAGTGTAGTCAGTTGTGACTTCATTTCGCCTGAAGTAAAACCTAGGGAGTGTTACTTCCATGTCATAGTTATACCCTACAACAATACCATCAGCATAGCCAGAAAAGTCACCCTTCACTTCAAAGTAACGGTAACCAGTACCAATTTCAGTACGCTCTGTAGCAACTGCCCAGTAGCCTTGATCAGAATCAATGTCTGCATCTGTCCCTACATCTGCTGTAGGTAAAGTAAGAAGCATAGCGCCTTCACGATCTTCAATGGGTGTGAATGGTACATATAGCTTTGTGATGTCATTCGTTGAATCGTACACCACAGCATCTGTAACACCACCATCAGGGCTGACAGGACGTGTCGCCATGTCTAAAGAAGGGTTACCAGTAAAACTTGTAGAAGTTGCAATCACATTACCGCTAGGCATTTCATCCAACGCTAATGTGCCAATAGTATATTCATCCTCATGTTGAGAAACTGTGACTACATTATCATTAATAATCTTAGCCGATTGAATAGTACCAGGTAGTTCCCACTTAGTCCAAGCTTGAAATAAATCTTCCTTACCATTGTTATAGTACCTATAAAGGTATAAGTAAGAAGTGTCTCTATCTACAAGCATGACAATAGAGTTAGGTGGACTGGTGGTAAGACCATCAACAGTATCTGGTATCCACTCCAATACAGCTTTACTGATGTCTACAACAATAGGAGATTGCTCTACATCACGTAGTACCATCGTAAACAATTTGCTGTACCCAGGTACCCTACTAATAAATGCTGATGTCGTACCAACATCCACAGGTGCAATATCAGTAGCCATCTCATAGTTAGAAAGCGTACGGATAACTGCAGATGTAGGTGTCAAAATGCTAGCATCAGTAGCATAAACTTGAAACTGCTGTCTTTCACTAAACAACAAAAGACCTTGAGGTGATGGCAGCACATCTGACAATGTAACAGGACGTACACTAGACACGTTTAGATCAATTGGATCTGAAGCAATCTGTGTTAGTGCTGATTTAGAGAAGAAGTTAAATGCATCATTAGCTACACCAAGGATAACATTATCTGCAGACAACACACCAAAACGGTTACTATAGTAGAAGGTGGAGCTGATTGTATTACCAATAAAAGATGGCTCTGGATTAGTATTGTTATCACCAGCTTCACGTCCCTTATAAGTGATTTCATCAAACGTAAAAGAAGTGGCTCCAGTGTTCGATAAAATATGAGGCATGGTTGCGGCATCAAGACCTGGAGACACATCACGTGCTACAGTCTCTCCCCAATAACCAGCACCGCCAGTACCGTTATATGCTGTAAATTTTACATAATAATCATCATCAGTAGTGGAGCTATTTAGAATCTTAAGGTTATGTCCGTCAAAGGATTCAGCAGGCACCTTACTAATGTCAATTACATCATCTTGAAATGCTTCAATAAAACTGTTACCAGTACCACCACGAGCACTGATAGTAAATGCCTGTGGGTTACCACCAGGAGTGCTATAATCAGTAACTATACCAGTGGCTTCATCAGTGTATCTAATAACCAAACTGTTGGTATAACCTTCGATATACCACCGACCAGTGAAATCAGGGTCACTAGCTGATTGACGAGCTTGGATGTAAGCCACAATAGCGTCAACCATGTGGTGGTTAGTGTTTATACTACTTGCATCATACAGCAACATATCATCGAATGTTTCTGTAGATTGTGGTGCAAACGTTATGTCATCACCCTGTAGGGTTACCGTATAATTACTGTCGTCAATACCAAGTAGTTTAATAGTACCTACTGCATTAGCGGTGTATGAACCATTAGCTTGCATTGCAGTGGTTACTGTCTTATTTGTAATAACAGTGGTGTCTTGAATGCTACGGAAGTGGTAGTCACTTTGCTTGGTACCAGTTAAATAAGAACCACCGTTATTGGTAACAGTACACCATGTACCATCTTCAGCAGTCCATACATAAAGATTAGAACCTTTAATAGCGCCAATATAAGACCCAGCTGCTGCACGATCAATGAAAAACCAGGCAGCATCTTCTAGCTCACTTTTAGTAAATGCATCACCGTTATCCTTTTTCAAGACATTGGTGAATTTCATACCAGGTCTTTTTAAAAGACCAAAGGTAGGATCAGGGTAACCATTAATACATTCTTTGACTTGATTTTCTAGTTTTTTATCATCGGTTTGTGTCGAAACACCACCAAGAAAATTAGGAGTTAGTTGTGTTACTGCTGGCATTATCGTTGCAGGGTATGGTACGGTTGATAGCTTTGATAATAGTTACCACTCTTAGGGCTTCCAAAGAATGTATAATCACCTTGGTTACACTCATACTCTAATGCCATCGAACGAGCATAAGCCTCTTTTTGTAGCAGCATTTGGTATTGATTAGGGTCACCAATAATACGACTAGATACAATACTGGCAGCTCTAGCTACAATATAAGCTTGAACAGGTTGGGGAATGCTCTCCCAATCAAAGTACCAAGTTATGTCTACATAAACAGTTTCATCAATCCACTTATAAGAATGAGCAACACGATCATAGAGTTTACCCCCACGATTGATGCTATCTCTATCTATGTTTTGTGTATAAGTTTGATTCAAATCCATCTGCAGGATGTTATTTGCAATATTAATTTCATTATTAGAATCAGGAGTAATAGGATAATCATACTCCTTATTATACGACCAGCCTTCGCTCTGTACTTCACGTGAGACTTCCCTCAGGGTGTTGAGTGCAATCGCAACGTCCGGGTTGGTTTGAGTTTCAACTCTACTTGTAGCATTAGATTGAGTCAGTGTACGAGATGATACAGTCTGAGAAATATTCAGAGTGTACTCGTAGGTTACAGGATCTGTAGGAGGTGAAGCTTCTACACCAGCAACGGCGATAGAAGTACCAGTTTCTACACCAACACCACCAATATAAGTACCCACAGGGATGTTAGCAGTGGTAGTGGTGAGAGTAGTACCAGCAATAGAACCAGTAAACCGACTGACTTCATTAATGATAATAGTATCTTCAGTTGTCAACGTGGTTACAGGAGCCTGACCAACTGACGCCAGGATCTGATTAACAGCTTGTAGCTCAGTGTTGGAGCCAGTAGTAGGAAAAGGC